GTCTTCTCTGCCATGGTCAGTCCTCTCTCTGTTCAGACGTTAGAAATCAGGGTGCCGGTCGCGCGATTAACGCGGCCAGACGTCTTCGCCGTTGATGCGATAGATGTTGTTCCATGCATCGAACTCGATGATGGGCGTGCCCGCGCCGTAAACCTTCTGGACGAAGTAACCGATGGAGATGTCATGCTCCTGGCCGAGGTTTTCGCCGAGCTTGGCGCTGCGCCCGCCCGTCTTCATCATCTGGAAGCCGATATGGGTGATCAGCGTGTGCGACTGGTCGCTGTTCAGCCCTTCACCGTCGAATACATCAACGTAAGAATGAAGCTGGAGCTTCATGACCTTCGTCGGGTTCAGGATCGAGCGGGAAACCTCCTCGTCCAGCCATTCGAAGCTGATCTTTCCGGTGATCGCCTCTACGGGACGGCCCGGCAGCTTGAGGACGCCAATCATGCCGAGCGTCTTGTGGTCGACCTCGGTATGACTGATCTCGCCGAGATCGAGTTCGGCAACGCGGCCGCAAACGTCCACATCGTTGATGTAGACGTCGCTTTGTGTGATCTGGCCGATTTTACGTGCCATGGGTCAGGTCTCCTGTCAGGCCGCGAGCGAAAGCGCGTCGGAAATGAACTTCGTGTCGACGTAGCTATCGACGGTGAGGCGTTCCATGAGGGAGGTCGGATGGCATTCGAGCTTGTAGAAGAAGCGCCCGTCCGCGATCTGCTCGGCCGTGTTCTTCACCGTATCGAAGCGGAACGTCGCACCGTAGAACACGCCATCGCCGATCTTGGCGCGCAGATAGGCGTTCACGCCTTCTTCTGCCGTTTCGATGTTCTGGCGCGTGCCGAGCCGGTCCACGTAGTTCATGAGGTAAAAGATGATCGCCTCATGCGTCATGTCGAGAATGCGGCGCGCATGGATGAAGTTCTCGACGTGGCTGGACGTCGGGAATGCAGCCGAGCGGTTGCCGAAGGTGCGGTAGCCGGTGGCAAAAGAGCGCATCGCCGTAACAATGCCGGCCTCGTTGAGGAAGTTCGTGTCGTTCTGGTAGTCGGAGGGGTAGAAGTTGATCGGCACTTCCAGATCGACCACACCCTTGATTTCCCGGTTAGACGGGCTGTGATGCCAGCCCTCTTCGAGATCGGTGGCGATGATGACGCCGGCCAGACGCGCCGAAAGCGGATCGAGGCGGGTTTCCGCTGCGCCGGTCACATCAGCGATCACGACATGCGGATAGGTCAGCACTGTGCGGGCGCTCGACGTGTTGGCCGTGCCGGTCGCACCGCGCGCTTCCACCGACTGCTGTTTGGTCAGGCCGAGCGGCAGATCGGCAATGGCGATGGCGTGCAGGCGGTTGGCCACCACGTCCATTTCCGCGCGCACGGTCGGCGTCGGTGAGAAGCCGGGCGCGATGATGAGCTTCGGGAAATAGCCGAACTTGTTGTAGCACTCGTAGGCACCGGAGAAGCCGGTAGCCAGACCGGCCGGCGTGATCGTACCGTTAAGCTCGGCCGTGGTCACTTTCGACGGGTCCGGCGTGGCGCCTTCCTTGTGGACGTCCGGATCGAACACGTTATTGACGATGATCGTACCGCCGTCGCCCTGGTCAAAGATAGCGTCCAGCGCGGCGGGGATCGTGTAGCCCGCCTTATGCTCACCGAAGGCCGCAGCCCCTTCTGCCCGCGAACGGACGATGATGCGCTTGTTGATGAACTCAGCGCGGGCCAGCGTGGTCGTGTGGACGTCCTGAATGGGTGCAGTCCCGTTGACATACGTGACCGCCGACTTGACGTCACGAACGACCGTCACGCCGTCCTTGTGCTCGATGACCTCGGGACCGTGGTGAAATGTTGACGCCATGCTCAGGCTCCTTCGGTAGTTTCAGCCGGCGCGGCGTCGTCGGTCTCGGCGACCAGGACACGGCGGGCAATGAGGTTGGCGACGGTGGGATGATCTTCCGGCAGGTCGGTGTAAGACGTGCCGGGGTGAAGCATCCGGGTCTTCTCGCCCACGATGTCGAGCGGCGTGACCGGGCCGGTGTAGCGGTAGGATTTGCGGTTCTGGGGCTGTTTTGCCATGTCCTCTTTCCCTTCAGGTGGAAATGGCCGGCCGCATCAGCGGCGCGGGTTGCTGGGTCTGGTGACGGGCGACGGCGGGAGCCGGCAGCGCGATGCGGATTTCCCAGCGCCAGACGCCGTCCTTTTCCTCAATGAGCTGATCGCGCGTCATGACGGCCGGACCTGCACCGGCGAAGGCGCGGCCCTGGACGGCAAGGCGGATGTCTTCGAGGTGCAGATAGGCACCGCCTTCGCCGCGCAATGATCGGCAGAGCAGCACCAGCGCCCATTCCATTGACCGCGTCTGGGCGGTGTTGGCCGGGCCTTTCGGCAGGGCAAAGCGCGATCCGGCGTAATGGATCAGCAGCGCGGCCGGCAGGTTGGCGAAATCGAACAGTTTCGGATCGTTGGGGAAAACCGTAACCAGGCACTGGCCCGAGACATTCTCCTTCAGCACGGTTTCTAACGCGGTATCGACCTTCTCGATGAAGGAAGGATCGCGAACGGTGCGCAGGCTTTCCGTCATGTCCGCCACCCCGCAAGGATGGAGGGCACCGGCGACGGCGGAATGATCGAGGCAACTTTTGAAGCGCCGGCCTCTCCGTTTGGAGCCTCACCGCCAATCGGCAACTCGAACTTGCCCGTAGCGACGGACTTGAGGTTCGCCAGCGCATCGTCATGGCGCTTCTGCACTTCGGCGGAAACCTGCCCCTGACCGCCCGAACGCGAACGCAGCCGATAACGGGTCAGATCGGAGATCAGCCCTTTGACAAGGTTGGGCGTTGCTTCGGGGGTCAGGGTCTCGATGACCGGATAGCGCGAGCGCGCGTAACCGATCAGCAAATCTTCGCTGTAGGAAATCGCTTCCTCGATCTTGGGCAGGTCGAGGGTCCGGCCCTCAGGCCGGTTCAGGTTGCCAATGCCCGCGATCTGGATCAGTTCGTCCAGGCCGACGGCAGCGGTAAAATCCTCGACGGTCAGGAAGCGGGGCACAGCGTTACTCCTCGCCCGGCAGCGTCACCCGCGCCGGTTTGAAGATAGCGCGGTTCACCGCCATGAAGCCCTGCTCGATCTGGGTCCGGCCGATGGCAAGCCAGCGCTTGTCAACGTCGGGATCGACGCCGAGTTCGTCCAGGACGCGCAGGATGCGTTCTTCCAGATGCTTGTTCGTGGTCACACGGGTGACAGCGTCGTCGCCCTGCGGACGATAGCCGGGGACCGGCAGACTGGCATTCAGCTTGGGTTCGGGCATCGCAAAACTCTAACGGTTGGGAAAGGGTGCCGGGCGGCGGAAGAGAGGAGCGCCGCCCGGCGTTAGGGCTGACGAGTGGGGCCGTCAGTCCTTGGAGGTAGCCGGCTTCTTGCCGGCCTTCTGGGTATTGGTTGTGTCCTCGGCGGCTTCTTCCGCCGCGACGCCTCGGGAGGTGATGATTTCCTCAAGTTCCGCGATGCGGTTGTTGGCGGTGGAAAGCTGTTTTTCCAGTTCAGCCCGCGCGTTGGCCTCAGTCGTGAGGCTGGCGGTCAGGTTCTCGATGTCGGCTTTGGCGTGGGCTGTGTGATCTTCCGCATCGGTCAGCGCCTTCGAGAGCGTATCGAGGTTGACCTTGTAGTTGGTCTCGACGTGCTGCATCGCGCGGGCGACAAGCTCCTCCTTCTCCTTGAAAGAGGCTTCAAACTGCGCGATGCGCTCGTCCGCTTGCCGCTGGATTTCCGCGACGGCAGCGTCGAACTCGGAAGTGCCGACCGTTCCGCCGACTGCCTGGGACAAGGCCTGCGCCGCCGCCGGATCAATCGCACCCGATGCGGCAAGCTGGAGCGCCAGCGTGTGGCTGACAGTGACCGTCTTGCCGGGCAGTTCGTGCTTGCCGCCAATCTTGGCCGGGCTGGTCAGGGTGACGCTGATCTTCGGATCGTCCATCAGATGGCCCCTCCGGCGTTCTGGAACAGGAAGCCACCTTCGGCACCGACGAGCAGCGGACGGCGCTCGACCGTCGTCGGGTAAATCCACGATTTGGTCGAGCGGTCGTAGTAAGGCTCCTCGACCATGGGATAACCCATGAGTTCGTAGGTGTAGGCGTAGGCCGGCACCTGAAAGTTATCTCCCTCAAGCGGGACGTAAGCGAGGACTGCATCCTCACCCCACACGTCGTTCGCCATCTCCGCGTCAGACGCTGTCTCCGGCAGGTAGACGGCAGCACCGACAACGACCTTGGAAAGCTCGAAATACGCGGCGAGCATCTCGTTGGTGATGCTGTCTTTCGACGTGAACTTGAACTGTTCCTTGATCTTCGGATGGTTCTTGAGTGCATTGCCTGCATCGGGGCCGAGCGCGAAGGTGTTCGGATAACGGCCGGTCGAACGGCGGATTGCCTCCTTCCCGGCGTCCACATCGGCCTTCGGATCGCTGTCCGGGTGTTTCCAGCGGTCAGCGCCAACGAGCGCCAGCTTATGGTTGGCGTCATACTTCGCGGGATCGCGGGCAAGGGCGGCGGCGGCGATCTCCAGATTGAGGTCCAGAACATCGAGCACCATGTTGACCGCGCCTGCGCCGAGATTGATCCCCGGCACCTTTTCGGCTTCCTGCTGGTGTTCGACCGGCACAATGCCTTCAAGGCTGTCTTGCTCCAGCGAAACCGCGCCGGCTGCATAGCCATACTGGACACGCTTGGTGGCCGCGCCCGGCGCACGGCGGGTGTTCAGCTTGCGAAATGCTTCCTTGCCGAAGGCGATAACCTGCATCGAACGCGACGGGATCGAAACGCGCGGAAACAGGGTGGAGGAAATGAAGGTCGAATTCCGGTAGCCACGCGCATGCGTGGACAGGATCGGATTGACGACAGCGGCGGTTTTGCTGTTCAGAACGGTCATGGAGCGGCCTTTTTAACGGATGATGAAATCGACGAACGCGCCATCGGCCGCGTCGGTGAGCGCCTGGGCGAAGGCATTGACGGACGCACCGGACGCAGCCTTCACGCCACCGGCTGCGGCGGTGATCAGCTTCTGACCCTTCGTGATGGCACCGCGTGCGCGAACCCGTCCCGTGCCGATCATCATGCCGGCGACGGCCATGCCGATCTCGGTGGCCGGGTTCTGCGCCATGGCCTTAACGGCCACGTCATCGGCGGTGATTTTCGCGTCGTTGAAATCAACGAAGTCGAAGGCTTCGAACGTCGTGGTGGCGAGCAGTGTCTCGCTGAGAACCGAATGAAAATGCTGCATGGTGTGATCCTCCGGTGTCAGGAAACAGCGCGAACGGCGTCGAGGTAAGCCGTACCGGGATGCGCAAGCTGGTAGGCTTCGGCCTTCCGATGCATTTCGAGCGCAACCGGATCGACAAGCTTGCCGTCGGCTGCGAAGGAGACAGTCCCGCTGCCCTCAACCGGATCGCGGCCGAGATCGAGCGCCCCGAAGGAAACCACCTTCGGCTGGGCGGCGAGCAGATCGCGAAGCGCCTGGGCGACCGGCACGGCGGCTTCACCAGCCGCGAAGGACACGGAGGTTTCAGCCGGCACGGCGTTCAGGAGGATCACGAGTTTGTCCTTCGACGCGGGCGGAAGTTTGCCGTCCTGGACAAGGCTTTCCGCAAAAGAGACGTTTGCGGCATGGGCGATTTCGGCTTCGCGCTGCTTCAGCTTCGCCTCGCGGGCAGAAACATCGGCTTCGCGGGCGGCGAACTCCGGATTGGGCGTGGTCACGGCAGGAGGCTCCTTTTTCGTGGGTTCAGGGGGCTTCGGGGCGGAAAACGTGGGCTCGTCGCGCTCGCTGCGGATCTCGG